TTATTGTTATCCTATAAGAATAAACCTGCAGTGTTTAACTAATAATTAAAATAATAAACAGGTATTCTTATCTCTACTATACTCATAATATTCAATTTATAGAGCGAGTATATATAATGATTGATTTGTTTAAGTTAACGAAAAAAAGTTCTAGGCATATTGGTATAGCAATATATGTTGGTATTATAGCGGGTATCTTTTCAGCTTTAGTTAAATCTGGTTTTGAAGACCTAATTCCCCCGAGAACACTTGAAACGACACCCCCGCCAGTCGTCTTACTCGAAAAGCTTGGATTAAATATAGATACTATGACTTATCATTGGATGGGATATAGTATTAATTGGGGCGGTAATGGTGTTCATATATTATTCTCAATAGTTATCGCTGTGACATATTGTGTTATTGCTGAATTCTTGCCAAAGGTTAAATTATTACACGGTATTTGTTTTGGTATTGGCGTTTCTGTTTTTGCTCATGGTTTAGTCGTACCTCTACTAGGATTGTCTGGCTGGCTTTGGACAGCAGGTTATCAAGCATTAATTTCTGAGTTTGTTGGAACCGCTTTTTGGATCTGGTCAATTGAAGCGATTAGACAAAATTTGCGTTATTGTTTAACTAAAGAAAATGATGCTGAGTAGATAAGGAAGTTCAACCTTAATCTGTTATAAATTTCTTAAAGATCGCTTAGGCGGTCTTTTTTCGTATATGCCGACCACAGAATCAATCACCCTCGTTATCACGTTCACACAAGAGCTGTGAGTCGGCACCTTATTAACTAAATAAATTGGTAAATGTTATGTCAAAAGAGATAAGCGAATTACAGTTTAGTCTTCACTATGCCTCAGAAACAGACAGTGAAAAGAATACCTCCATCATTTTAACGGCGAATATCCATACGGCTGATGGTGAAACTCAACAACTGACACAATTAATTTGCACGACATCTTCCGCAGGTAAAAAGCAATATCGAATCGGCTTGCAAAAAATTAGTGATGCTGGTGCTCCATTGCTGGTGGCGATTGAATCCTATTGGCGCAAAAACACACAAGAGAGTTGTGTTTATTTGTTAGAGAAAGCGAAGCAATTTATTCAAGGACACTTACAACAAACGAATACATGGATATCTATGTATGGTCTTGTGATTGTTTCTAATGCGTCACTGGAAGAACAGTTGCCTGAAGGTTTATTAAAGGCACTTAAAGTATCAATGCCCGCCTAATTTTTATCGTTTCACTTTTAACTCTCTCACACTCATCATCAACGGACACTCCTCTGGGGGTGACTATGCGTATGGAAAAATTAACCAATGTAACTTATGGAACAGCAGGCTTAACGGCATTTTTTGCCAGCCTCTCATTATATGAATGGGGTTTTGTTATCGGTATGGCGTTCAGCATGCTTCTTGGTTTAGCTACTTATTTTATGACTCGTCGAGAGCAACGAAAACGCACTCAATTATTTGAAGAGCTTGTTCGTCATGTTGACCCACAAAACCCAACTGAAACCCTAAAAAGGCTTGCTGAATTAATGGTGAAAGCGCCAAAGGATATTTAATGTCTCTCAAACAGAAAATAGCGGCGGTAACAACAGCGGGAGCCACAGCAATCGCGTTAGTAGTAATAGCCCATTTTGAAGGTGTACGTTATGAACCTTATCGTGATGTGGCGGGTGTTCTAACAGTTTGTTATGGGCATACAGGCAAAGACATTATTCAAGGCAAGAGATACACACAACAAGAATGTGATGCGTTATTACAAATCGATTTTATTAAGACACAACAGCAAGTCGATGCATTAATCAAAGTATCACTCGATGACTACACCAAAGCTGCTTTATATTCCTTTGCTTTTAATGTGGGTACAACCGCATTTGCTCGCTCAACATTACTCAAGAAGCTAAACGCTGGTGATAGAGCGGGTGCCTGTGAAGAAATGAAACGTTGGATATATGCAGGCGGAAAGGTCTGGCGAGGGCTTGTCAGTCGTCGAGAGGCGGAGTCAGCACTATGTCATGGAAAACTTTAATCATCATTATCGGCTTTATTCTTGCATTACTCATTACAGTCGCTGGTGGCATTTATCTCTTGATTGATAACTCATGTACTAAAGACCAAGTGAGTTTAGAAAAGCGCTGTCAGATTGCACTCTCATATCATCGGTACTAATCATGAAATACGGAAAACTCTATGCCGTCATTGCGATGGTAGGCATTATCGTGGGTAGTTATTGGGTGATTAACTGGCAAGCTAATAGGATTAATTCACTGACAGATATCAACAAAAAACTGGCCGTGGCTCTCGAAGAACAGAAGTCTATTAATACTGACTATCAAGCACGCATAATGCGATTAAATCAGTTGGATATTCAATATACGCAGGAGCTAGCGAATGCTAAGAATGAAATTAGTCACTTGCGTGATATTAGTGAGCGTCATCCAGAGCGGGTGTACATCAAAGCCGAGTGCCCCAAAGTCAAAACCACTCCCTCCACCAGCTTGGCTTATGCAACCACCGCCCGACCTACTGACACCGCTATCCGAAATTATTGGTTACTCAGAGAGCGAATTGCAGAGTCAGAACAGATGATTAAAGGGTTGCAGGATTATATCAAACAAGAATGCATGGAATAAAAAAAAGCCCAGCATGGGTGCATGGGCAAACTAACAGGATATTAATCAAAGTATAGTGATAATTACTTAGTATAGCTTAAGTAAATATATATATCAGCAATTAGATAAGTCGTTTATCCATTAAGGAGAGTGATCATATCTTGACTGCTAGGAACAGACTAGAAGTGGCTTGGCAGTGTATCGCTAAGCTGCGAACTCTACGCATTTCATTCTGTGCATTCACCGCGCAATTAAAAACACTCACAGAACCTTACAGAAAGTCGAACCTGAGAAAAACCGTTAATGGTGTTTTCTGTGGGGCGGTTATTTCTGGTGAACAGGTTCGCTTTTCTATAAGGATTTACACCATGAGCAAATCATTAGTTTTCAAAGGTAATGAAATTACTCCATTTGATAATGGTGATAATAAGATTTGGTTTACCAGCTCTCAGATGGCTAAGCTACTCGAATACAAAAATGAGAAGTCAGTAACCAATCTATATAACGCCAACAAAGACGAGTTTTCTGATGATATGACAATGGTCACTGAAACAATGACCAATGGAATAAACAACAACTTACGTAAGAAAAAGGTCAGGATCTTCTCTGTTAGAGGTGCACATCTAATCGGAATGTTAGCTAATACAGATGTAGCGAAATCCTTGCGTCGATGGTTACTTGATCTAGCTGAAAAAGAGTCAAAACCACAAACAGGGTTAGCAAACCTTGACATGAATGAGCTTAAAACCCTGACTATCAATGAGATGCAAAATAGATTAGTAGCAGCCGATAACTGGTCGTTCGAGAACTTTGGCAGGAAAGGTAGTGACTTAATGAATTTACGCAAGCGTCACTTAAAGAAAATACGCAAAGCGAAGAAGGCAATTAAAGAACTATCACAATTAACCTTGCCTGATATGGGCGAATTTCCAGATGGAGAAGAGCCAGCATGAACCACGAACAATTCATAGAGCAGAACGTACTAGCCGAGTTAAAAAAGCTCGGCTTTTCTTTACCTGTTTGTCGTAGAGCAAGTTACATGGCGGTAGATCATTATCGCCGAAGCTCTCAAGCAAGTAGAAAAGGGCGAATGTTTGACGACTGCTTACATATTGCCAAAGTGTGGGCGAGTAAGTTCGCTAAGGAGAAAGTATGACCAAACAAGAAAAAGCAAACTTATCCATTCTCTATCGTCAATTACAGCAATCACTTGAATACTTACACTGTGGAAGAGTTGATGATGGGAGAATAGTTGCTGAAATCGTCGAGCGCGAGTTAGGCAAGTTAGTCAACAAACAGAAAACCAAATAGGCCCTAGCGGCCTTTTTTATTTAAGGAATGGATATGGTTAAAAGACCAGATTGGGAGGCCATCGAGTCGGCTTACCGAGCTGGCGTGATGTCCATAAGGGAAATAGCCTCTCAATACGAGATAACCCATCAGGCGATAAGTAAGCGTGCCAAGAAAGAAGGATGGGAGCGAGATTTAAAGGCAAAGGTTAAGGCTAGGGCTGAAAACTTGGTTGCCAAAAGGGAGGTTGCCAGTCTGGTTGCCACCGAAAAGGCTATTTCAGAACGGCAACTTATTGAGGCTAATGCCGAGGTTATCGCTAATGTCCGCATGGAGCATAGAGGCGATATTCGAAGGGCTAGAGAATTAACCAACAACTTATTTGATGAACTATCTGCTGAATGTGCTGATGTGCCAGCCTTAAGAAAACTTGGCGAGTTAATGTTTAGTCCTGATGATAACGGACGCGATAAACTCAATGAAATTTATCATTCAATCATATCTCTCCCTGAGCGCGTTAAGTCAGCCAAAGCATTAAGTGAAACACTCAAAAACTTGGTTGGGCTTGAGCGTCAAGCATACGGCCTTGATGATGTTCAGCCGAATAAGACAGCTAGTCAGCTATCAGAACTAATGGACGACTTATCTAAGGAATAATCATGAAGCCAGAACATCTTGCATTATTAAGAGATAAGCTCTGGCGATTGAATCACCTCTACTGGATCACAAACAAAGAAGGTAAGCCAGTTCGATTTAAAATGACGCCTGAGCAACTCGAATATTTTGAAGGGATGCACACGCGAAACATTATCCTGAAAGCTCGTCAGCTTGGCTTTACTACAGAAGTCTGCATTATCCAATTAGACGCAGCGTTATTTGAGGCGGCTAAATGTGCATTGATAGCCCACACACTTAACGATGCTAAGCGACTATTCAGGGAAAAGATAAAGTATGCCTATGACAAGCTACCCGATGAAATCAAAGCGGCTAACCCAGCGAGTAATGATGCGGTTGGTGAGTTGGTGTTTAGCAAAGGCGGCTCGCTTTATATCAGCACGTCATTTCGTGGCGGTACACTCCGTTATTTGCACGTTTCTGAGTTCGGTAAGATATGTGCTAAGTATCCAGAGAAAGCCCGTGAGATTGTCACTGGCGCATTTGAGGCGGTATCAAGCGATTGTTTTACGACGATTGAAAGCACAGCGGAGGGTCGAGCAGGTTATTTCTTCGATTATTGCCAGTCTGCTGAGAAAGCGCAAATTCAGAATAAGACTCTCTCTAACCTAGACTGGAAGTTCTTTTTCTTCTCATGGTGGAAGAATCCAGAGTATGCCATTAACCCTGTTGAGCCATTACCCCAGCGGTTAGTTGATTACTTTGATGAGATAGCCAGCAAACATGGTGTTCAATTAAATGAGCGCCAGAAAGCATGGTATTACGCCAAAGAGAAAACGCTTGGCGACGATATGAAACGGGAATATCCGTCAATACCGTCTGAGGCATTCCAACAATCGGTTGAAGGCGCTTACTACGCCAAGCAGTTCCGCTTCCTGTACGAAAATAAACGCATTGGCACACTTCCTGATAACTCGCACTTACCGGTTCACACGTACTGGGATATTGGTGTGGGTGACTCAACGTCAATTTGGTTTATTCGTGAAGTGGGCGAGGAGTTCCACATTATAGACCACTACTCAAACAGTGGTGAAGGTCTACGGCACTACATGAAAGTACTGAAAGACAAAGGCTACACATATGCAAGTCACAATGGCCCTCATGATATCGATAACCGTGAGTTTGGCTCGGATGCGAAATCTCGGCGTGAATTAGCGCGTGAGGGGTACGAAATCGACGGACAAATTTACTCAATCCGATTTGAAGTAGTGCCGAAGCTTTCAGTTGATGAAGGTATCGAGGCAGTACGTGAAATTCTGCCACTTTGCGTGTTTGATGAGCATAAATGTAGTGAAGGCATTGCTCATCTAGAAGCTTATCGTAAAGAGTGGGATGACAAGCGAGGCTGTTGGAAAGATAAACCGCTTCACGATTACACGTCACATGATGCTGATGGATTTAGGTATTTTGCGGTGAGCAGAAGAAACACTAAGCGCCCAGCATTCGAAATTAACCTAGGAACAACCTTCTGATGAGTACAACAAATGTAGATTTCACTCGACCGGAGTATAAAACGGCTGCTCCTCAGTGGGAGCTAGTTCGCGCTGTTTGCCGAGGCGGTGAAGATATAAAAAATTATCTTCCTGAGCTTGAAGAGCAAGATGGCGAGCGTAAAAAGAAGCGCAATAAAGATTATCAAGACCGTGCGGTGTTCTATCCAATAACAGGCAATACTCGCAACGGAATGATAGGGATGGCATTTAAAAAAGATCCCTTAGTTGCTGTCGTCGAAAAGCTGTCGTGTTTAAAAGACGATGCTGACGGGGCGGGTTCAAGTATCTATCAATTGGCTCAGTCTTCACTTGAGTCAGTATTGGAAGTCGGTCGGCATGGTCTGTATGTTGATTACAACAGTGATTCGAAACTCCCGTACATATTCCAATATCGTGCTGAAGACATCATTAACTGGCGTACAGCTCGTATTAATGGGCGCACGATGTTAACGCTGGTGGTATTGCGTGAAACGGTGGAAGAAGAGGACGGGTTTGGTTTTAAGGATGAGGTTCAATACCGTGTATTGTCGATAGAAGAAGGTAAGTTTGTCTGTCGTGTCTATCGCAAGCCCAGTGGAAGTAGCGTTTTTGAAATTTCTTCTGAGTATATACCTGCGCGTGCTGGTAACGGTGTGTGGAATGAAATTCCATTTACATTTATTGGTGCACAGAATAATGATCACACTATTGATGAAGCCCCACTTCTAGGATTGGCAAAAATCAACCTAGGGCATTATCGAAACTCTGCTGATTATGAAGATTCTGTTTTCTTCTGTGGGCAAATACAACCTTATCTAGGTGGGCTAGGAACAGAATGGCGTGACTATCTAGAAAAGAAAGGCGTTATGGTTGGTTCTCGCTCGCCAATTATGTTGCCAGAAAAAGGTTTCTTTGGTTACGCTCAGGCTCAACCTAACATGCTGGCAAAAGAAGCAATGGACAGTAAACGCGATTATATGGTTGCGCTCGGTGCTCAATTGGTTTCTGCTGATAGCAAAGTTAAAACGGTTATTCAGTCTGTCGGTGAACAGAACGCACAAACCTCTATCCTGAGCATCTGTTGCTCTAATGTTTCCGATGCATGCAGTAAATCGCTAATATGGTGTGCTGAATACTTAGGTTTAGATACTGCAGGCATTTCGTTTGAGATTAACAAAGACCTCGTTAATCACATTGCCGATAGTTCGATGATCCGTGAAATCGTCGCAGCATGGCAATCTGGCGCAACGCGTAAATCTGACTTAGTGAGAAGTTTGCAGAAATATGATGTTATCGACCCCGCTGATGATGTTGATGTGGTGGTGGATGAGCTTAATAATCAAGAGCCGACAATGGTAGGTGAGACATGAGATCAGTGAATGAGCGGTTAATGGATGAATTGATTGCTCACTCCCTGTTTTCTGGTCGCTATTCTACAGGGGTGGCTAGACGCATGATAAAGGCACTTAATGAGTTTGATGCTGAATTAACTGCTTCACTTATAGTGTCTTTAGATGATACCTCCATCGATGTTAATAGTTTCACTGCAAGGCGATTGGAGTCGTTGCTGTCCAGCGTTAGAAGTATTAATAAGCGTGCAGTTGATAGTGCTTTTTCATTGTTAACAGAAGAAATGAGAGCGCATGCATTATATGAGGCTGGCTACTACCCATCACTGTTTGATGCTCTACTACCTGATGTTGTTCTACGCAAATATCCACTAATGAGCATTACAGAGGAAATGCTATTTTCCTCAGTCATGTCTCGCCCATTTCAAGGGAAATTACTTTCTGAATGGGCTGATGGATTAGAATCAGATCGCATGACACGCATAAATAACGCTGTTCGGAATGGTTATTTAAATGGTGATAGTGCGGTAGAAATCGGACGTAAAATCAGAGGACATGCAAACCAAGGTTATAAGGATGGCGTATTGCAACTAAGCCGAGCTAATGCGACGACAATAGCTAAAACGGCCATTAGCCATTTACAAGCAACAGCGCGAGATCAGTTTGCTGATGCCAATAAAGACATTCTTGATTGTAAACAATGGTTATCTACCCTCGATAATAAAACATCTCACGATTGCATTATTCGGGATAGGTTGAGATACACGCTGGAAGGTAAGCCTATTGGTCATAAAGTTCCTTATCTACAAGGCCCCGGAAAAATCCACTTCAATTGCCGCTCAACAGAAACGCTGGTTACCAAATCGTGGCGTGAATTAGGTATCGATTTAGATGAGATGGACGCAGGAACTCGTGCCTCAATGGACGGGCAGGTGCCAGCAGATACCAATTTTCTTGATTGGATACAACGGCAACCTGAATGGCGACAGCGTCAAGTTTTCGGAGAAACGCGATTCAGACTAATGAAAGAGGGCGGTATGCATCCTTCTGAGTTTTATACCGATAAGGGAGAGTTTATTTCACTAGAGCGACTTAGAGAGATAGATGGGCATGCATTTAGAGAGGCTGGATATAGCTAATCAATAAACCATTTAACAAGGTCACCTCGGTGGCCTTTTTTATTACCTAAACTCAGCTCAGGGCTGAGTTATTACAACGCGCTAGGCGCATCTAATCCCAAGGGGAATCACATGTTATTTATGAATATCGAACGCAAATATTATTCACAGGCTGATGATGGTTCGCAAGGTGGAGGTGGTGGAACACCGGAAATCACTCCAGAAATTCAAGCTATTATCGACCAGCAGGTTTCAGGGCTAAAGGCTAAAAACAGTGAGTTGCTAGGCAAGCTCAAAGAGCAAGGCGATAACCTGAAACGTTTTGAAGGCATTGACCCAGACACTGTGAAGGGCATGCTTAAACGCTTTGAGAATGACGAAGAAGCCAAGCTCATTGCAGATGGCAAGATTGACGAGGTTCTCAATAAGCGCACTGAGCGTTTGCGTGGTGATTTCGACAAGAAGTTAAAAGAAGCAAGCTCTAAAGCTGAAAAGGCAGAGGCGTTTGCAAATAAATTCCGTGCTCGTGTGTTAGGCGATGAAATTCGTTCTGCAGCAGGGAAAGCGGGTGCATTAACCAGCGCTCAAGAAGATTTAATTTTACGTGCCAAAGGCATTTTTCAGATCAACGATGAAGGTCAGGCCGTAGCCGTTGATGAAGATGGCAATCCAATCATGGGCAAAGATGGTCGCACGCCATTATCACCTATTGAATGGATTGAATCCCTAAAAGAAAGTGCTCCTCACTTATTCCCCGCAGCCTCTGGTACAGATGCAGGGAAACATAAACAAGGTGGTGCACATTTTAAACGTTCTCAAATGTCCGCCAGTGACAAGGCTGATTATATTCGCCGATACGGGCGTGACGCATATTTAAAACTTCCAAAAGAGTAAGGAAATATAAGTAATGGCTACGATGACTAATAATGATTTAGTAATTTATAACGATTTAGCACAAACTGCGTTTTTAGAACGCCGTCAAGATAATTTAGCAGTATTTAATCAGGCATCAAACGGCGCAATTGTGCTGGATAACCTTTTTATTGAGGGGGACTTCCGTAAGCGTGCATTTTATCAGATCGGCGGTTCGATTGAGCATCGTGATGTAAACTCCACAGCATCTGTAGAGAACAAAAAAATCGGCGCGGGCGAATCTGTTGATGTAAAAGCACCTTGGAAATATGGTCCTTATGCAACGACAGAAGAAGCATTTAAACGCCGTGGCCGTGATGTATCGGAGTTCTCTGAGTTAGTGGGTACCGATGCGGCAGATGCTTCACTAGAGGGTTATATCAAATACTCTTTAGCTGCTTTAGGTGCCGCTATTGGCAATAACAAAGAAATGGTGGTGACTGCGGATATTGCGACAGATGGCAAGAAAACACTGACCAAAGGTTTACGCAGATATGGTGATAAGTTCAACCGCGTAAATCTGTTTGTTATGCACTCAACCACCTACTTCGATATTGTTGATCAGGCCATTGACAACAAAGTGTATGAAGAAGCGGGTGTGGTTATCTACGGTGGACAGCCAGGCACATTAGGTAAGCCTGTGCTGGTAACGGATACAGCGCCAGTAGATGCCATCTTTGGTTTAGTGCCGGGTGCTGTGACTATCACTGAATCCCAAGAGCCGACTTTCCGATCTTATGAAATCAATGACAAGGAGAACTTGGAAGTTGGTTATCGTGGTGAAGGCGTGGTTAACGTTGGCGTTCTGGGCTATAGCTGGGATGAATCAAAAGGAAAAAACCCTGATTTAACACAGTTAGGCACCGCAGGTAACTGGAAGAAGCATTTCACTAGCAACAAATTAACCGCTGGCGTCATGATTAAACTGACTGCCGAAGAGGGAAAGTAACCCTGTCAGCGGATAAAACGTCCGCTATCGCTGACAGTACAGATACAGTAACGATCACTCTTAATTACACCAAGGGCAGCTCTCCAGTCGAAGGAGCTACCGTTAATTGGTCTACAACAGGTGGCAAATTAAGCGTTACTTCATCTAAGACGGGCAAAGCTGGTGGTGCGACAGTGAAATTAACTTCTGATTCACAGGGTGAATTTATTGTCACAGCCACTGTTGATGGTGTTGCACAAAATACTGATGCAATTACATTCACAGAAAAAACTTCTCCAGACGAGTAATTTAAGGGGCTTTGTGCCCCTCTTTTTTTTGAGGTGAGCATGATTGATCCTGATAAGAACTCTCCAATATTTAATAGCTACGCAAGTGTGGATGATTTGAAGAAATACGCTGAGGATAGAAATATCACTTTGGCAGATAGTGGATTAGAGGCATTACTAATTACGGCGATGGATTATCTTGAATCGCAAAAATGGTTAGGTAAACGAACTAACCTAAATCAACCTTTATCTTTCCCTCGCTCAGGGCTATCTCGCGACGGTGTTGCCATCCCAAGCGATCAGATACCAAAGCAATTAATCCAAGCTCAATGCCGTTTAGCGATTGAATCAGTAGAAAATGACCTACAGCCCACGTTAGGCGCTGAAATCACCTCAGAGCGAATTGAGGGCGCTATTACTGTGCAATATGCCGAAGGCACTAATACTGGCGCACCAAACTTTCCTTGGTTAAAAGGTTTATTGTCTGGCTTGATTGATGTCTCGGATGGATTTGCCATTAATACATTTGCAATGAGGTAGCCATGAACATTTATCAACGTGGGCAGAGTACAGCATTAAGGATGTTGAAAAAATATGGCGTTTCCTATCAGGCTAAGCGTGATGGTAAGCATTGGGTTGATGATGAGGGGCAGGAACACTTTGAGCCAGAAACGTTATTTTCTGTTGTCGGGGTAAAAACGCAATATAAACCTTACGAAATCGATGGCACGCTTATTCTCTCTACGGATATTAAAATGATACTTCCTCCAGATATTGATATTCAGAAAGGGGATAAGGTGCTGAGAGATCCCCTCATAATTTCCCCAAAGCGTAACCATGTGTGAATAAATTTTGAGCTAGTAGGGTTGCAGCCACGAGTAAGTCTTCCCTTGTTATTGTGTAGCCAGAATGCCGCAAAACTTCCATGCCTAAGCGAACTGTTGAGAGTACGTTTCGATTTCTGACTGTGTTAGCCTGGAAGTGCTTGTCCCAACCTTGTTTCTGAGCATGAACGCCCGCAAGCCAACATGTTAGTTGAAGCATCAGGGCGATTAGCAGCATGATATCAAAACGCTCTGAGCTGCTCGTTCGGCTATGGCGTAGGCCTAGTCCGTAGGCAGGACTTTTCAAGTCTCGGAAGGTTTCTTCAATCTGCATTCGCTTCGAATAGATATTAACAAGTTGTTTGGGTGTTCGAATTTCAACAGGTAAGTTAGTTGCTAGAACCCATGGCTCCTTTGCCGACGCTGAGTAGATTTTAGGTGACGGGTGGTGACAATGAGTCCGTGTCGAGCGCTGATTTTTTCGGCCTTTAGAGCGAGATTTATACAATAGAATTTGGCATGAGATTGGATTGCTTTTAGTCAGCCTCTTATAGCCTAAAGTCTTTGAGTGACTAGATGACATATCATGTAAGTTGCTGATAGGTTTCCAGTTTTCCGCTCCTAGGTCTGCATATTGTACTTTTCCTCTTACTCGACTTAACCAGTACCAACCCAGCTTCTCAACGGATTTATACCATGGCACTTTAAAGCCAGCATCACTGACAATGAGCGGTGTGGTGTTACTCGGTAGAATGCTCGCAAGGTCGGCTAGAAATTGGTCATGAGCTTTCTTTGAACATTGCTCTGAAAGCGGGAACGCTTTCTCATAAAGAGTAACAGAACGACCGTGTAGTGCGACTGAAGCTCGCAATACCATAAGTCGTTTTTGCTCACGAATATCAGACCAGTCAACAAGTACAATGGGCATCGTATTGCCCGAACAGATAAAGCTAGCATGCCAACGGTATACAGCGAGTCGCTCTTTGTGGAGGTGACGATTACCTAACAATCGGTCGATTCGTTTGATGTTATGTTTTGTTCTCGCTTTGGTTGGCAGGTTACGGCCAAGTTCGGTAAGAGTGAGAGTTTTACAGTCAAGTAATGCGTGGCAAGCCAACGTTAAGCTGTTGAGTCGTTTTAAGTGTAATTCGGGGCAGAATTGGTAAAGAGAGTCGTGTAAAATATCGAGTTCGCACAT